TACATCTAATACATTGCCTGCTACACTACCTGCTGGTGTGCTTATGTTTGGTAATACTATTTGGAATGCTTCAAACTGTCCTTGTTGACTTGCTAAAAAACCCATTACCTTTTTGTGTTCTGCTGTTGTCATAGGCGGAGTTGCTACTGTAAAACTAAAGTATTGTGCTCCTTGGCTTTTTGCTTGTCTTCTACCACTTACTGACACACTAATTAAATTAGGTTGATTATTTGTAAAATCTAGGCCTCTTAAACCCTGTGTACTTGGAAATGTTCCTGACATAATTTCTCCTTAAAAGGCTGGTCTGTTGCCTCGTTCCTGTGTTGCTTGTCTAATCATATTTACTATCATTGGTTTTCTTTGTACAATTAATTCGTCTACACTCTTGGCATCAGTTGCTGTAATGTTAAAGTTAATTGTTTGTCCACCACCAACTAGACCTTCGTTTGCTGTAATTCTTCCTGTTGCTCCTGGAGTAAACATTTCCGGACCATTTTCACCAACTATGTAACTTTCATTGTTACTAACTGGTCCACCAAATCTTCTACCTGTATACTGTTGGCTAGCAATAGTGGCTATTTGAGCAACACCCATAGCACCAATAATTCCTGCCATAATAGGTCCTATAATTGGTCCCATTGCTAGTGCTTTAACAACACCTTGTGCTGTGTTAACAATAGCATCTTTAATAGCAAATGCTTTGTTTAAAGCAAATGCGGCTTTGTTGTGCTGTGACAATTCTCTTAATGCTGTTCTACTACCATCTTTAGCAAATTGCTTTTTTTGTTCTTCTGTAAGTTTACTTAAATCCATTTCAGCAAATTGATAATTTTCAAATGCTTTAAATTGTTTGTCGTAATTTTTTTGACTGGCTTTTAATGCATCTTCTTGTGCTTTTTTCTTTGCCTTTTCTGCCTCAACTTGCCTCATTGTAGCATCATGTATTTCGCCCATTATGTCTACAGCACTTTTATGTGCTGGAATATAATTATGCGATAACATATCAGTTGAAGTTGCCCAAGTTGTTGTCATTATATCTGTAGCATGAATTACATCATGTACTACCTTAGCATTGTGTGACAACATGTCTGTATTTGTTGTTATTTTTTCTTCATAATCACCCATTATAGTAATGGCATTTTTCCATACAGGAATAGTATTATGAGAAAGCATATCAGTATTAGTTTCAATTTCTTTAGTATAATTGCTCATTATATCTGTAGCATGAATAATTGCTGGTGCTTGTTGTTTAGTAAGCATATCAGTATTGACACTAATTGCTGTACTATAACCACCCATTATATCTGTAGCATGAACAAATGTAGGAATTGTATTGTGTGATAAGTGTCCAGTGAATACACTTACTCCTTTTTGAGCCTTTTCATATTCATCAACTATTTGGTCTATTGCTTTATGGTTAGTATCTATTTCTTCTGTTGTATTTGCTAATTGTTCTTCTAATAATTGTAATTCTTTTGCTAAAATGGCTGACTCTGCAGTGTTTTTACTCATTGATTCAACCATGCCATCATACAAGTCAGGCATTTGAATAATTCTATCTTCAAGTGAACCAAAGCCATCTTCGTTTAGTTTGTCTAAACTAATTGTTAAATCTGTATACGGTGTAACATCTTTTAAGTTTTCTTCTAATTTGGCATTAGCAGTTGCTAACTCTTCCATTCTATCTTTTGTTTCTTTTATTTTGGCTTGTAATTCGTCTTTGCTTAATAATTCTTCTGTTTCACCTAGTGCCGCATTCATTGTTTTAGTTGCTACACCAATTGCTACTATACCACCTGCTATTAAGGCCCAACCCGCAGGTCCTGACATTCCTAAGACTAATGCCTGGGCTATACCCATTGCCCTAAAGGCTCCGGCTATTTTTAAAACTGTTGAGGCTATTTTTAAACCTATAAGTGCCTTAGCGGCAATTACAAATAAGTCTGCATGTTTGGCCACAAAAGCAACACCGTCACCAAGCAGTATTATACCTTCAGCAAGGGTTTTGCCTAATGCTGTGGCCATATCGTCTATTGCTTGTTTGTTGTCATCTAAAAATGTTTGTAAGTCACCTAGTTCTGCTTTAAGTGCCGGAAATACACCTGCTTCCATTGTTGTCTTTTTAAATTGTAGGAAAGCATCACCCATCATGCTCATTTGTCCACTAAATGTTTTGGACATTTCTTCACCAGCACCAGCAATACTAAATGTAGCATTAGCAAAGCCTTCTTTAATCATTCGTTCAGTTTCTTCGGCTGTATATTTTACTCCCTCTTGGAAGCCTAACATACTTTTAACACCTTTTTCTCTGAACAAGTCAGCACTTGCTATACCGCCGGACATAGCCCTTTGTAATTGCCCTGCTGTTTCTTCAAAGCCTAAGCCTGTAGCCGCGGCAATATCACCTGTCATTGCTAACAGTTCATTTAGTTCTTCTGTTGAGTCTGCTACTGTTAGTAGTAAAGGGGAGGCATTAGCCATTTGTTCTAAACTAAAGGCACTTTTTGCCGCTGATTTAGTTACAATGTCAAATGCTTTAGCACCTTCTTCTGCTGAACCTGTGATGAATTTTAACTGTATACCTAAGTTTTCAAATTGTACAGCGGTGTCTAAAAAACTTTTAGCAAGTTTAATACCACCTAAAGCGGCACCAACACCAAGTACTAATCCCTTCATTCTTGTAAATGAATCGTTTAATCCTTTTGATGAGGTACTAATTTTCTTTACATCGCGATTTACTTTGCCTAAGGCCGCCGAAGCCTTATTATTAGCAATAATATCAATTTTAGTGCTTGCCATGTCGTTTACTCGCCTCCGCTTCCATTTTAAAATAGGCCATCCATAAGTTAATTTCTAGGATAGAGAACTGGAATACTTCTTCAACTGATTTATGTAATTCTTTTGCTATTCGCATAATCAACTGAAGGTCTCTATCCTCTATTAGTTTTTTTCAACTGTCTCAAAATCAACCATGTCTGAAGTATTCATTTCACTTACAACTCTTGTTATAATTGCTGGATCTACTTCGTTCATAAATGCTATTTTGTCCAACCTGCCAAACAATGGTTTTCCATCAGCATTTAATGCCTTTAAAATTAATGTTTCTATTAATGCTTCAGTAAGTTTGTTTTTTTGTGTAAGTTCAATAATTTTTGATTCTACAGCAAAATTGTTAACTGGTTTAAAATAGATATCAGTCTTCCATTCTGGTACTGTTATCTTTTGTAAATTTCCTAAAGCCCTGTCGCTAAAATGTTTTTTAGCATTGTCTAATACACTCATATTTTACTCCTTGAAGTTTTTCTAATTGTTTTTTTAATTGATTGTTTAACAAACCCTCTTGGGGCCTGCTTCTTACTATAGCCATCTTCTAAACGGCTTATGTATGGTACTGTATTTTGTACAGTATCATTTGATTTTTTGTTCCAGCCCGAACTAGCCCGTCCTGATTTGTAAGGTGTCTTACCTGAACCTGGTGCGGCTCGTCTAGTACTTTTTAAATTGCCAAGCAAGTCGTCGGTAAAACCGCCAATGAATTTCTCAATACTTTTTTTGAGATCACTAACAGTTTTATCCGGCGAACTAACTCGAACCTGAATCATTTTGTTACCTTATGTTAACAATGTTGTTACTAACGGTCCAGTAACTTGTGCTGAAATAGTAGCAGTTACCATGTCATCAAAACTAGATGAAATACTGTAACCAGTTACTAAACAACTACCACTAATTTTAGTGCTACCGCCGTTGGCCGCATCATTATTAGCACTTGGATACAACTCAAATGTACCTGCTTCTTGTCCTAGTATTAATGCTGGTATTACTACAGCCGCATCAGCCGATACTTCTTGTGCTGAATATAATATTTCAGCAGTAAAAGTAGAAGTTTCTAGTCCTGCTACATAAGTTCTGCTGTTAAGTGGTGTTTCCATTCTTGTATTCTCAATAGTGTCCATTGTAGAATCTAAAGTAAATGATCTTACTTCAGCAACTGCTGTTAGTGTACCACTACCGGCTGTGTCAGAGATTTTAATTACTCCGTTCTTTCCTGTATATGTTGCCATATCTATTCTCCTTTATCTGAGGTTGAAGATTTAGATTCTGCTTCAACAGACTCTATTTCTTTTTTAATTGTTTCTTTAACAGGTTTCAACTCCACCTTTCCTGAATCTTTGTTAGGCTTGTTTGATTCCTGTTTGTTTTTTAGTAGGTTTCCATTGATTCCCATTATGCTTCTCCTGTTGTGTATTTGTATAATACTTGAATATTAAGTTGTACTAATCCAATAGTTGATTCTACATCATTGCTTACTTCTACAGTTGTTAGTTGTGTGTCCCAAGCAACTCCTCCTCTTGTTCTGTCAGCATCAAGTGACTCTTCAACTCTTTCAATTACATTATTTCGTGTAATATCCATCATCTCAAGACTTGTTCTAACATAACAATTAACACCAACATTCAATACTGACTGTCGTTGTGTTGTGCCACCTGCTACACCCATAGTGTCGTCTTCTCTAGTTTCATCGAGTGTTTCAACATACACACATGGATATTGAGCATTAGATAGTTGTTGTGGATCAATAGGTGATCTACTAACAAATACAAACTGTGGGTCTGTAGCATTTTCTAGAACACTTACTATATTTTCCGCTATACTATTTCTAATACTCATTATCTTACCAACCTTCTACTTTCGTTGTGTACTATCTCGCTGTCTTCAAATGTACCTGAACCATCAAAGTCATAATGTAATTCTCTAATTGCTAAATTAAATTCTTCATCAAATCTAGCCTTATAGTAATCCATCATGCTTGTAAATCTGTCGCCGTCGACTTCAAATTTAGATAGTTTAGGAAATATAAAGTAAGCAAGGCAGTGATAAACACAACTTCGTTCAAGTTCTGTTGGATCTAGTTTAGTAGTATCCATATCACCTGATCTTTTAGCAATTGGTACCCACCACTGTATTCTCAGTAGACGATAAATGTCTTCTTCAGTACGGGCAATATCATCACTAAAGTCCTGGATACCATACTCAAGTATGTCTGGAACTAGTTCTACTATATCCGCTTCTGTAAACAATGCCATTGTAATCTCCTAATGTTAGTGTATGTGAGGGATAACATACCCCTCACACATAAACTAATAACTTCTAGTATTAAGCCGCATCAACAATTAGAATTGAACGACTAGCATCAATCATTTTAGCACCTTGTGCCATTGAAGCCACAACATCAAAGCCAACTGCCTCAGGTCTACGAGCAACTTCTACATTTACTCCACCTTGTGAAGCCATTCTCATTGAATCTTGTGAGAATATTGCCATTGCTGGGTTAAGTGTTGTACCTAGTACTGTGTTATTCAAGTATGAACTTACATAACATTCAACACCTGCGATGTTACCGAAGAATCCGTTTCTCATTGCTGAGTTTTGGAATTCGCCGCCAGCAAATGCTGTTGAACCAATTGCTGATAATAGGTTAGCATATTGGTTAGTAGAAACAATACCAAATAACTTGCCATTCTCACCAGCACCGCGAATAGCGGCAACGGCTGTGAAAATGTCATCTAAGTCCATAGCCTGTGGTGCACCACCTGCAATCTCTTGCCTGTTCATATCAACGAATTTAGAAGTAACTTCTTTATCTACTGCTACAGCAATAGCATTACCCATAATTCTACCCATATCAGCAGTATCAATGCCCCCTAGGTCTCTCAAAACGGTACGGGCCGCATGTAAACTTAGGTTAATTGTATTTTTAGTGTCTGTAGGTATCAGAGTATCAAAGTCTTGTGGATTACCAGAAGCCGCTGTATCTTCTGATGTGATTGTTACTGCTGTTACCGATCCCATTACTGGAACTTGTGCTGATGCTGAACCAGCCGGTACTGTAATGTTTGGAACTATTGTTCCTGGTAAGTACAAACTGTTTTCTTGGGCTGTAAAAACAGTTGCCGCTTTAACAGGTACTACCATTGCATCCAGGTTTAAACCTGAACCGTATAGTGAATTTGCCATAATATTTCTCCTTAAGGCTTGTTAATTTAAATTATAGTTTACCCAATCGCTTGGCTTCGCTATAAAGTTTTCTGTGATCCGGATTATTCATATCCATTTCAGATAGATTAAGTCCAGTCACTTTGCTAGAAGTAACATTACTTCTAGTATCAGTGCCTCCGGGAGTAGCGGATGCGAAATGCGGGTTGGCTTTCATAAAGTCACCTACAAGTTCAGAAATCTCTAATGGTTCACCTTTATCATTATACCTTGCTTGTCCAGTTGTAGCATCAACTACCTCTGCATGTCCTGTATCACCTAATCTAACTTGATCTTGTAATAACCTTGTAACCTGCTCGGGGTTGATTGCTTTAAATTGACTAGCGGCACTAATAACGGCACCATCTACTTTGACCTTGTGTAATTCTTGCTTCATAGCACTAATTTCACTGTCTTTTTTGCTAACGGTTTCTTTCAAAATTTCTTCGAATTGGCCTTTAGCCTTTCTGGCCTCCAGTTGTTTGTGTTCCTCTACTTCTACAAGTTCTTTGTAGTGTACAGGGTCCACACCAGCATACTTTCGTTCTAAGGCTGATCGCTGTTTTTTCAACCTATCTTCAACTATTTTATCTAGTTGTTCTTGAGAAAAGTTTTTTGAAACAATTTCCTCTGTAACCACTGTTTCAGCCTCTGCTGTGGATGTGTTTTCCATTACCTGAGTTTCGTCAGTCATATAGTTTCTCCTACTATTGTTATTTATGTTTTGCTACAAATATCTGTAAATCATGCCTTGTTAAGTCCATATTATACTCTTTTTGTAACATTTGTACTAGTTCTTCTTTTTCTAATTTGTCTCTATACTCTTTAAGTAATAAAACACCATTAGGTTTTAGTTTTTTTAGCAACAAAGGAATATATTGTTTTATATTTCTATTTGCTAGTTTTATAGCATCATACTGCTTTGGTAAAGTTTCTAACACTTGTGTAATACTTATATTATCTGTATTTTTCCAGTTAACATTCCGTATCGGGCCGTACTGTTTTTGTTGTCTATAACATTGCTGTTTACACAACTCAATATAACTTGTGTCCTGTTCATACACATCTATGTTCTGTGCTATATTGCTTAACCATGCTGTACTACGACCCATATCGCTACCAATCTCACACAACGATTGTACATTTAAATTTGACTTTGCAAAATGTTTATAAGCAGAGTCTTTGTCTTTTATTGTGTAACCTGGGTTTTGTCTTTTAAAATAAACCCAACACGGTCTAACTGTTGCCGCACTTTTTCCTTGTCGTTGTAATACTATGCTGTTTGAGTCTACATATTCCATTGATTTTCTCTATTATTAATTGATTGTTTCTCATACTAGTTCTCTTGGTCTACTAGAGACTGTTTTGCTACTTGTATATCTTCTTGTGTTATTTCAGGATGTAATGCTAACATTTGTTCATCTGTGTATCCTTCCATAATCATGGATTGAATATGCTCTGTTCTGTTAGCGGGTGTCGTTACATTATGTTCTAATGTCTGTGCCTCCAACACTTGTTTTCTTTCGTCATCGTCTTCAATTAACACTTCAGCAACTATATTGTCCATTGCTTTAAGAAGTTTAGGATTAGTAATACCACCTTCTTTAGCAAGTTTAATATTTTGTAAAGTAACTGTTTGGTCTCTAGTATCAAATGTATCAGGATAAATTACTTCTCCTGTCCATTCAGTACCTTCCCACATGCCAAATAAACTCCATAACTGTTCTTCAGCATGAGATAAATTATTTGCTTTTTCACTTAACTTTTGGGAAAGTATTCTAGATTCAACAAGCATAGCAACACCTGACATAGCAGTTCTTGTGCCTCTTGCTGTTTCTAAGTGTGCCATTCTTTCAATAGCACTTATTTTATTTTTGATACTGTCTAATATACTTGTTACTCCGCTACCGTCTGCTTGTAACAAATATGGTTTCATACCTGGATCTAAGTTCTCGTCCATAGTAATAACCGCTCCTGCTCCAGCACTTAATTCTGTGCCTGCTGTTGCTACAATACTAGGATGTCCTGATAATCTTATTTGTTGTTCTACTTCACTTAGTTCTGCATATATTGCTCTCTGTTGATCAGCAATATCATCAATGTCACTAATACCAATTGCTCTAATTGGAGAACGACTTGTATAGGCAAGAAATGCTGGTACAACACCTAATGGGTTTTGGTACTCTTGCATAAGGTATTCTTTACCTGTGTCAATTTCTACTTTTTTAACTTCAACATAGTCTTTGTAAAAACATTTAATAATAGCATATTCATCACTTAATATTTCTTCTAATAGAGTCAGCCGGGCAAGTTGATATACTCCATTTTCTTGTCTTTCGTAATGCCAGTCAATAACATTTTCTGGTGAATACATTGACACATATGGTCTAATGTTTTTTGCTTGTTGGTCTGCTAGTGTTACTACAGGTGTACTTGGTTTGTCTACAACACACCATACAGCACCGTATACACTTGAGTATATACTAACCTCTCTCATAAATGAGTCAAAACTACGACCTTCTAGGTCACAGTCTTTTAAGAACTTGCCAACTGTTTCTGGATTAAGTCCTGTTATGTCTCTTTTAATTGGTTGTGAGTAAATGAAACTTGTATAAGTGTGTACAACATTCTTACACAAATTATCTAAAGGTGTACTTTCTAACCGTTGCCCGTATTGGCCTTCTGTTTCTAGTGTGTACCGTTGTAAGTACTCACCGTGTTTATATGCCAAACCGCCTTGGTAAGAATCTCGTAGATACTTCCATCTAGCGATATGTCTTTTCCATTCGTTATGGGCTGGCATTCCGTTTTCTAAATTATAATCTTTCATAATAATTTCCTTATATTTAACCTATGCCATCCCTACTGCCCAGCGAGTTGGTTGAGGTGTTGCTTGTTTATTTTTGGCTACTGGATATTGATATTCTATAGCATACCCAAAAGCATCACTTATGTGGTTATAGTCATTGTTTAAGTCTGGCACATTAGTACCTTCTTTGTATGACATCTTTTCCATTGCCTTTATTGTCATCTTACACTTAGGATCTACTAACAATCTTACTTGTTTGTTAGCATTCATAAGCAAACTATTGACAGCATTAATTCTATCCCTAACTGGAATAGAAGCCTTTCTTGCTTTTACTATAAAACCTTCGTTTTGTAGTATTGATATATCCGTTTGTCCCATAGCACTTGTCTTTCTTTGTCGTCCTGCAGGGTCTGGATATATAATAATTCGTTGGTTAGGAAACTTGTTTTTAATTTGTTGTGCCATTTGATGTGTGTTGCTATTATACAACACTAATTCATCTATAGCCCACAAACTATTAGCACCATGTCCAGCAAATACTATTGCTGACATTGGGCTTGTGTTAAAGTCTATACCCACATGAATAATACTAGGAATAGGAAAGTTATAACGGCTTACATGTTTTTGTCTATCCCAGTTATGGTATATTACACCATCAAAACTTTCAAAACTTCCTTCAAATTCTTGTCTGTAAATTTTAGCATCTAGTTCTTGTTTTGCTGATTGTAATTCTTCTTTACTAACTTGTCCACCTTCTACAGTTGTAAATGCCCAACTGTTCCAGTCTTTCTCAAACTTAGCATTAGTGTATAAGTCGTAACTCCAGTTACTAGTGCCTTTTGGAGTTCCGCAAAATAAAGCACCACCTTCTCTGTCTGAAATTGCTGGTCTAATAATGTGTGTCCATACCTTCTTGTCAATGTCAGCAAATTCATCAAATACAACATAGTCATATCCGCCACCTCTTAAACTGTCATACTTCTCACAGCCTTTAAGGAATATTTTACTACCATTTTTAAGTTCTACACTTAAATCGTTTTCGTTCTTCCGCTTTAACCATCTTAATTCCATTAATCTTGCTTTAAGGTCGTCCCATACAATACTTCTTGCCATACCATATGTAGGTGCCAAGTATAATATCTTTTTATTTGGGTGCCTTGCCATACGACATAACTCTCTTACACATAAGTGAGTCTTACCAAATCGTCTTCCAGCAACTAGTACTTTAAAACGACTTTTGTCATTTGCTACAGCGGCTTGTGGGATGGTTAATTTCAATTACTTTTCCTCGTTCCAAGGTAACACTTTGTTTTCGTCTGCTACTTCGTCTAATGGTCCAGCATCTGACATTTTTAAGTAGTTTTTGCTTAACCAAATTTGTGCTACAACAGAGTTTTTATGTATAGCATTATCTAACATAGCCTGTCTTAGCCTCATTTTAAGATGGCTTCTTGACTGTTTAAGTAAACCGCTGAATCTTTTACGGATTACACTTTCTGAACAATCAAAAAAGTCTGCTATCTCTGTGTTGTTAGCACCAAGTTTAGCAAGTTTAACTACCTGCTCTTGGTCAATAACTACTTTAGGTCTTCCTGGACCTTGTTTTTGTTCTGTTTCTTTATCGTATTGTATATCTGGTATTTCTAATTCAATTACATTACTTTGCATTACACACTCCTTGCTTTGACACACACTCTAAAATGTCGTCTTTCTGTAATATTGTTATTTGTTGCTATTGTATTAGACACAGTATAAATGTTACCTGCTGTACCGCCGCTTATAACTGCTGTACATACACTACCAGTTTTAGCACTACTGTTTACTGCTAAAGCATCTGTGTCACCACTAATTGCTGTTATTGTAAATGTACTAGTGTTAATACTGTCGCCTGTTGGCATCCAAGTTGTCCAGTCAACACTATAATCTAATACTGCTTCTGTGTCTTTGTCAATATATGCTCCATCCCTATCAGCACGGAACCCTGTTAATGTCGCCATGTTATTTTCTCCTTATGTTTGTACTTACAAAGGGTGGAATTGGAATCTTATAAGTCCGAGTTTCACTGTCAAGTTCAATAGTTCTAGTTTCGTTTGGAACTATAATAATTCTTGTTTCACTTTGTATGGTTGTGCTTCTTGTTTCTTGTAAAACAGGAAACTGTCTTGTTTCACTGTCAATTGTAGTAGTTCTAAATGGATCTGCTACTGGAGTAGCACTTCCTATTACTACAACAACTGAACCTAAACTAATTGTGGCATTACCTTTAATATTAGTATCGCCAGATGCTAATACTGTTGTTGTTGCCGGTATAGTTACATTACCAATGTAATCAACAACACCGTTTGCTGTTACTTGAACAAGTCCACTTAAATTAACATTACCTGATAATGTTGTTACAGCACCAGTTGTTACT